CATTTTGTCAAAGTCCTGATTATCCCACATCTTATCCATTAGTGCAGTTTGAAAAATAATCAAAGCGTTCATAAACTCTCTATTTGTATAATTTGGTTTATTCTCGTTTCCTTTTGCATAGGCATTTTGATTTAATATGTCATTTGCGATGATTTCTAATTCTTGTTTATAAGCTCTCATAATTTCCAACTTGAATATTTGTGCTTTTAATTTACTTTGTCGTGGCTCGATAGGGTAGCACATTTTAATCCCCAACTTGCCATATACGAAACGTTCACAAAATTACAAAACGCAAACGACAAAACCAAATATTTAAAGGATTATTTTTACCGTTCCTTTAAACTTGGACAAATCCAAGATGTTTAGGTTTGCAACAGGCACCGTAGGGTCCTGTAAGAAATCGCTCCAGTATATTCAAAGCTGCAATTACATCAGCATTGTCTTCGTGGTTACACTTAAGACATTTGAATACTGTTCCTGAACGATTTCCCCTATCAATGCAACCACATTTGGGACAAGTTATACTGGTATTAAAAGGAAGCACAGTTCTGAAACTAACACGGTTAGCCTCACATGCTTGTTCAAGCCTCTTTAACCAATATCTCCAGTTCCAAGCACCGATAGAAGCACGAATACTTTTACTCAATCGTGCTTTGAGTTTTGTTTTATTTCCTAAATTTTTTAATCTCTCTACCACAATTAAATCTGGATCAAGAGACATAACTTTCTTTACACACTCATCTATATACTGCTTAATAGCTCTTCTTGCTCTTTTCTGACCATTAGAACCATGCTCACATCTTTTTATACGTTCTATCATTAGTTTAATCTCAGTACCTATTTGAATACCATTATTCAAAGATGCAAGAGCATTTATACCAGTATCTATACCTATACAATTAACAGGCTCTTTTTTAGGTGGAGTTTCAACTTCAAAACTAAATTGTACATACTTATCTGTAATGATATAACTATTTAATCTTTTACCAATAGAAGCTATCTTATTAAAATGTTTATGGTATTTAATGGGTAAATCAAGTATATGCTTGTCGCCTACAGAAGCTATATGTAACCATGCATCAAATTCAGTAGACTCTTCGGATTCATTAAGATCAGCTATAGTGCAAGAGACATACATTCTTTTACCTTTATGAACAGGCATCTTCATTTTATTAGGTTTATCTTTCCAACGTTCACGAGTAGATTTAATCATGTCAATAGCTTCTCTCGCGGCAACTTTTCTCAAACGGGCACTTAACCAAGTCTCTTTAGGAAGATCAACTATATCTTTAAGAAGTTCAGCTTTAGAAGGAGTTCCATTCTTCCAAAAATGATCTATAAAGATATTACAAACTTTACCATACTCGGTAAGGATAGTTTGTAATTCTTCGGTTTTATGTTTTGTAGCAAATTTTAAGCTACATTTTGTTGATCTAACAAATTTCATTCTATTATGCTCTCCAAAACATCCTTTTTCTTTCTTCTATTCTCAGCACTTCTTTTACCATATATCTTGGATGAAAAGGAAGATATAAGAGATAACATATCTTCTACCAATTCATTCTCATAACTTTTAGGAAGAGTCTCTTCAACTATCTCTAAAGTCACATTATGGCTTTCAAAAAACTTTTTCAAGTAGTTTATATTAAATCTTGCTAATCTATCTTTATGCTCAACAATGACTTTAGATATTTTACCTTCTATACATAAATCCATAAGTTTTAATAATTTAGTTCTTTTATCTGACATACCAGAGCCAACTTCATCAAATACATATTCAACCCTTATATTTTCTTTCTACACAGTAATCAAGCATTCTGCCTTTTTGTCGATCTAAGTCACCTTTTTGTTTCTGTTCATGTGATGAAACTCTACAATAAATAGCCACACAATCAGTTTTCACTTCAATGGTATCTATACCCTGTAATGATTGTATCTCAGACAATAGATATCTTCTATGACCTCCCTTAGTCTTTTTAGATGTGATCTTACCATCAGATTCCCATCTTCTAAGAGTTTTTTGGTCAACACCAAGCATCTCAGATGCTTCTTTTATGCTTATAAGCTTATTCATCTGTTTCAAGTAAATCCTTATATTGATCCCTAACCTTATCATAGATTTTTTGAAATTCCTCAATAGTAGGAACTTCATCAAGTTCTATAACATGAGGAAAGATTCTTCCATCATCAAGCTCAAATTCTTCTTTAGTAACTCTTACGACCATAGGTTTTCTTTTCTCCATATTTAACCTTTCACTATGTATTTATATTAATAGGTTATTAAAATGTCCAAGTTTTTACAAAAATGTCTAAATTTTATTTAAATAGTTACAACCCCTCAACGAGCTTTTTTATCTCAGGGTTCTTTTTTATGATATTCTCCCGTATGTCCACTACTCTCTTCCCATACACGGGATTCTTAGCCATATCTATTGGCTCTTTACTGACATCCAAGCCATATACCTTCTTAACACCGCCCCCTCCAAAGGACTGACTACTGATCTTACCATAGCCGTTCCACGCCTGCAAAACCTCTTCGTCAGTCTTTTTCCCCAACCTCCGTGCTAACTTCATTTTATCCTGTAACTCAAGCATGGTCAGGTCAAGAAAATCTTCCTCTGCCGTTTCTGGGTTAAGTCTCCCTCCTGAAAGCAGATTCATGGGATTAGAATAGTATTCGTCACTAAAGCCCGTCTCTTGATGTGCGATAGCCAACGCAGTATAGGGATCAATACCGTAGTCCTTAGCTTTCTTTATAATCTTCTTTATGAGTTCTGAGTCTGCCTCAACGTGGAGTCTGCGTCTGTCATCAACTGGCTCCCCTGTAACCAAATCCACCTGCCTCTCGTCTTTTATCTTTATCTTCGTTCTCGGCCTTGGTTCTAAGTCCCAATACTGCATCTTAAAGTCATTCATGGTCTTGGTATAAAAACCATCGGCCTTCATGAGGCTATAAAGAGAATATAGCTTATTAGGGTCTGAAAACTGTTGCTTAAAATCTTCGTAGGATTTAGTGTATAACCTATCCTCGTTTAATCGCTTCCATAACTTGTATTGGTTCTCCGGCATGGCTAAAACTATTAGGAGTAGTAGTTTAAAGATTATCGTACCTTCCTATCTGCTGTTGACTCATGTCTGCCTGTGGTTGGTTCATTGTAGGCTCAAGCGGGGCTTCAGGAACAGGCGGTGGTGTCATCTTGCCCTGCTCCATGAGATTTATCATATTCTCCACCTTTCCGAGTTCCATGTACAAGTCCGCATCGAGACCCTTTTGTGCTACAATATTCATGAGAATTTTATATCTATCAGTATAATTCATACTACCTCCCTGCTGTATTTACGTTCAATCCCTGTTCTGCTTCCATACCCTGTCTCACGGCTTCAAGCAAAGCAAGATTCCCCTCTAATTTGGTTTGTCCCATCTTTATCTGACCACGAAGACTCTCCTCTGCAATCTTAGCCTCAGCCTCCGCCTTAATCTTAGCAAGTTCACCCTGCATCTTCATCTGCTCGTTCTGTGCGTTGACCTGACCCTGTACCTGCATATTACGTTCTACCTGAGCCTGAGCCTCCTGCTTATTCTTTTCTATGGCATACTCAAGCTGTTTTTCTAAATCCAAGAGGTCTGCTCCATTCTCAAGCTGGCTCATGAAATATATAGCGTCATTAAGGTCTATGCCAGGTCTCTGCTCTCTTGTGTTCTGTAAGGCTATATCTATCCATTTTTCAAACCTCATCTTCTGTTTCATGTCGGGTTTGGCTTTAAGGCTTAACCCATACTGCACACCTTCTGACTCCATGATCCTAAGTGACTCCATGTCACTCGAACTAATGATGCCCACATACGCCTCTCTTATCTTCTCGCTATTCCTTATCCCTGTCTGTATCCTTCTCATTAGACACTCACCCGTGCCTTTCTTTATCTCATAACAGGCATCCATAATAGGTTTGAGAACATTTAACGTAGCCTGTAGTGCTGCCTGTGTAGTCCCAACGGGGGCATTAGGATCAGGTGACGCACCAAGACTCACAGGATTGATGCCCGTCATTAACTCCAACTGTCTGAATAACATCTCAAAGGTTTCCATGGTCTCCCTTACCCTCTCGCCCATGCCACCCTTAATAGGTGTAATGGGTGTAGCCGCACCCCCTGAATAAAGTCCTGTGCTTGCCGAATAAGAATATAACCAAAAGCCCGTCTGCCTGCCCAACTGTAATACTTCCCACGGTTTCAACTTACCACCGCCCATAGTTACATTACCGAGCATACTTGTATTGATAGCCACACCACTCTCTACCATCATGGCCAGAGAGTTTTGATAACGAAGATACGTCTGCGTCATTTGGTCAAGGATAGGCTTTATCCTCTTGATAAGAGACGGCCCGCTTAACTGCTCCACATGAACAGGCAACTGTGGTTTGCTCAGCCCGTTTCTTGATGCCATCTTTATGGGGCCGTAGTCAAAGACATAATCCGTATCTACAACCCAATATGCCTCGTATGGTTGTCTTACAAATATTCTTTTCTCCTCTTGCTTTGCCCCCGCTTTCTTGTTTGCTTCCGTTAAAGGCTTAACCACGCTATCAAAATCAAGATCAATGATAGAATTTCGCCCTCTGAAGCTCGTGTAATAGAGTTTTCGCTGAATGTCCGTGTCGATCCACCAAAAGTGGAGTATAGGTACTTTGAAGTCATCATATTTGTAAGTCCCATGCGTAGGATCGAGTTTGGACATTTTCTGGGCATCCCACACACCATTGGGGTTGTGATATTTTCCCCAAACAGTACTCGCCAGCTTGAGCCAATCTTCTTCCTTTAGGTCAGGTAATTTATTTCGTAGGTTGGATATGGTCATATACTGAAAGTATCCCGCATATTCCGCATCCTGATAATCCCTTTCCTGTGAGAACTGTATCATGAGCATAGCGGGGTCAAGATACCCTGTTTTCCACTTATTATCCTCTGCGTCAAAATAATCTTCCGTAGCACCATAACCCAAGTCGGCGAAGTCATCTATCAGCTTCTTTAGTATGACAGTATCCCACTCCGATATATTGAATGAATGCCTCAACACCTTCTGCATAGCACGAGCCACGTTGAGCTTAAAGCCGTCTTGAGCCTCAAACATGTCGAGTTCTTCTTTAGACTTAGGCAGGGGTACGTTCTCATCAATAGGAATACCCATCTCTGCTTTAATCTTATTCTGCCACTCTATGTTCTGCGCTTCTATGAACTTAACAAATTTCTGTTCCTCAGCAAGCCGTCTTGAGTCTGCGTCTATGGTATCTACAAACAGATCATAGTCTGCCTTATCAAACATACCATGTATCGAGTCTTTTATCATAGGAGCAGGGCTAAGGTTTTCCCACAAAATATTCAACCACCCCTCCCGTTTCCCTACTTTACTTATCGGCATATCATCAAAACTATCATAAACAGTCGATGAATCAGAACTGCTATTGTCTAATAACCATGCCTTATATTGATCTATGTCCTGCTCTCCCCTCGCATAAGCCCTTAATGTTGTAAACTCAAGCTGGCTGTCATAAGTCCATGCTGTCTTGCCAGAACACCAAAGAGAATACAATGCCTTTGACCACGCCAAACAATATTCAGCGTTCTTTTTCTTTGGGTCAATATCTCGGTTAGGAAAATTGAAATTAGAATTTTGATAACCCGATAATTGTGGTATTGCCATTATCTGTAAATTTTTACAAAGATACGCAGTTTTTAACTTATTGGCTGATGAGGTTTTTTGTGGAGTTGCATACCTTCATCACATTTTACCTGTCCTTAAACTCAACCCGCTTTTCTTATCTATCTCAGAGATCGTTGTATTGGTAAACTACCCACAAGCTAAAGACTTGTGGGCTTTAAACCTAAGAACGAATGCACTTGACAGTACAACATACTCGGCTTTTCAGGGCTGTTTACAGAAGCCCCCAACAATGCTATATTCTTAGCTGCATTTTCGTCAGCATCGAATACAGAATTGCAGTTGTTACAAGTAAACTTCTTACCTTGTCTATTGCCTATATGCAGACAATTGTGGCACATCTTACTTGTATAAGCAGGTGGCACATCTATCAATTTAACACCATTAAGCAAACATTTGTAGGCAAGAAAACTTCTAAGTTGATTAAAGTTCCATTTACCCACTCTCGTTCTAAATTTTTTGCCTTTTTTATTGGCAGAAAATCTAATACCCTTCAAATCCTCAATAGCAACTCCTTTGCCTTCGGATTTAGCAAGTTGAACAATTTGTTTACTAATAGTATGATTGATAATTGTACTCGTAGTTCGTTCTTTGCCAGACAATCGTTTCAGGACTTTTTTAGAGCCTTTCGTACCTTTGCTTTGAAGCGAACTCCTTACTTTTTGTCTTTTCTCTCTATAATCGTTAAGTTTTTTAGAATTAAAAGATTTACCATTGCTAAGTGCTGCAATTTCAATCAAGCCCATATCAACCCCGATAAACTCTTCTACATCCTCAATATCTTCTTCGGGAACATCAACGGTTTGGAAAAGGTAAAATTTACCCTTCTTGTAAACCAAATCAGCCTCGCCCTTAATGTAAGGAATGTAGTTTCGGTTATGACATACAAAAGGTATTTTAATTCTACCACCGATAGCCCAAAGAGAAACAATATCATTCGGCTTGTAGGTCATTATCCTACTGTCGTAACCAATGCTTCCAAGTGGTTTAAATTCACGCTTAACCTTTTTGTCAAGTTTGTAAGCATCAGCAACTTTTGCAACACATCTTACCAGTACTTGACTACTAAGTTTAAACGTGGCTTTATAGGTATGGTAAACTTCGCGATGGAGTTTAAAATTATTGAATATACGCTTTTGCCAAGCTACATCAGAAATAGCATTACAAACAGCGTTAGCTTCCTTCATCGTTTCGAGAAGCAAGTTAGACTGTTCGTCAGTAGGCAGAAGTTTTATTTTCAATGTAAGTTTCACAACGCAAATATACAAATAATTTTCTTATATCAGAAAATAATTACTAATTTTGTCAAACAATTTAAAGCGTGGCAGTCGTATTCCTCCCACCGAGCCTTCGGCATCAGTGGGTTTCCTGCTCCAATTTTATGAACATACTTTGCTATTTCCTGCAAAGATACTGCTTTTCAAAATCTCCGTTTTCTGAACAGATTAAAGCCAGATAGGTCTACTGCATCCCCTGATGAGTTGGTTAGTATTTCCCTGTATCTGCTCTTACTGCCCAAGAG